GTATAGAGAACATACATAGTATAGAGGAACAAAGGAATAAGACAATGGCAGACCCTAAGTATATACAATGGTGTAAAGATATGAAAGTATCCCAACTCTATACGAGTAGAGAACTTATACACAATGCTAATAGGCTGATGAAGCAGTACACCCATAAGATAGGAGTAGAATAGTATAGATAGTAAATAGTAAAGGAAGGTCACATTCGTAATTGAGTGTGGCCTTTTTTTTATGCTCACTCGTTAGACCCCCCCCCAACTGAATATCACGTAAAGCCAAAAAGCAGAGTTGTGCTCACGCCGGGTCGGGTACGCTTAAATACCGAGCCCGGTTTTTTCGCTGTAGAAACCCTTTTTGATACATATGTGTGATACACATACCCCATTAAACCCCCTCTGAACACTTTTTATTTTATTGAGGATTGATATTTATATACATAAAGAATGATATTATGTTGAGACAAACTGATTACATTAAGATGGCAGATGATTACTCTACATCAATAGGGATGGCAACTTACATTAATTTTGAATCTAAGGATGATATGATTAAGAAACGTAAGGGAGAAGAGGCAACAATCAATGAGATAATAGCAATTTCGATAGAAAATGGTATATATCAGCAACTAATAAGAAAGGTATTCGAATTACAAAAGAAACGTAGTAAATCTATAAAGGATTCTACCATATATAAAAAGGCTTTCCAACTATGCAACTAACACCACAACAAAACCCACAAAGGTACTCTTCGAAGGATGGGGTATATACTATATCAGCACAATCAGAAGCGGTTGGAAATGCTACTATAAAGCCTTTGGTAATAGAGAAGGTATCGGATAAGGTTATTGAATTGAAATCGGATTTGGATATATCGATTAAGGGAGTGATAGTATGGATTGAAGATTTAAATGTATGGATGACATCGCCAAACTTAGTAAAGGATTTGGAAGATTCGGTTTCGATTAACCCCCACTATACCTATGAGGAGTTTACATCCGTATTAGGAGCAAAGATGGGTAAATCAATTCCTATCTTAAAGATTAATCTATCTACTATAAGGGAATCCATACTAAAAGAAAAGGTAAAGGGTTCATTCGCCGGAGTTAAATCCGTTGATTGGGCATTAGGAGATGGTGATGTGATAGAAGGATTAATAGAGCAGATAAATTGGACTTTGACCGCTAACTCTAATAAACCAAAGGATTCCTATTCTATTTTTGATTTAAACCTCTTAGGTGATTATTCAGTAAACGCATTACAAATAACCCCCTTAGATGAGAACGCAAGAATCAATGAAGAGGTTCTGGCATCCAACTTAAAGTTAATCAACGATAGGTTAGTTCAGTTAAGAAGGGATTTTAATTCTATTAAGGAAACGTTCTACTTTGGAAACTCAACTGCTTTATCTTCTACTAAGTATAATGTATTGGCTTCGGTAGAGGATGGTGATGATTTCTCCGTACAAGTCGTTACTAAGGATTCTAAGATGGTATCCAAATCGGATTTACCTTCTACACAACTATCGGATGTTCAATCCAAAGCCGTTGGGGAAGTAAAGGATTCCGTTACACAAACCTCAACTACATTAGAAGAGAAGATATCCCAAAACGGAGCTACTATAAAGGCCGCACAACAGGGTGATGCAAACGCACAAGCGGCATTGGATACACAAATTAGAGAATCGCAATCTACGATACAATCCCTAATCCAAAAGTTAAGGGCTAATAAATTAGAAGTATAATATATTTCATAATGAAACGTTACATTTTCAAATCCGGCTTAGATATCGTTGCTCCACTCAAATGTGGAACTCGTTGGTTAGAGGGTTTAGATGTCGAAAATCGTATCGATACTTATTCATTTGGCATAGAGGATTTAAAAGAAAACATACATAGTGGAACTACTTTCATATGGAGAGGAGTAAGGGAACATTTTCTTTCCGCAATAGAAACCGATTATCATATCGAACCTGATAGAACGGATATATGGGAAAGTATATTATATTATCAAAAGTATGGCGGACATTGGTATCCCTACTTATATAAGAAATTATACCCTATATGGAAAAAAACTCGTTTCCGATTTTGGAAATTAAGAGCCCTTTCCGAATTGAATGAGGTAGCATCCGTAATACCCTACCATTTTAAAAAATATCACTTCATTGTACCCAAAGGATTTAGTACTGCTGAGGAAGCTCTAAATTCTCTATCATCCAAACATACCACTCGATTGGAAAGATTGATTGGTGACGAAGAGAAGTGGCTTCAATTAATGGTTGAGCCTCAATATAGTGAGAGAAGTTGGGAAGATTATTCGGATTTGGAAGATTCTCGTTTGAAAATGTTGGGTGAGGTAATGAATTTAAAAGCGGAAATTGAATTGAATGATAGAACATATCTTAATAGTTTAGAATCACAAAGAATACAAATAAGAGAATTAGAGAAATCGAATTATAAATTACAAGCTAAGTTAGATTATACCGAAAATCTATTAGGTGGAAAACTTAATAAACTAATTTAAACAACTATCAATAGAGATAAGAAAAATTTCTTTTTGACGGAGCGACGTTCTCCCCCAACCCCCTTCCCCCTAAAATTAATATGATATGAGAAAGATTTGGTACTTTGGTGATTCAAATACGGAAACATTTAATCCCAAATATATGTGGGTTAAGGAGTATATAGATTGGAAAGGTTATATCCCTAAACATTGGACAGAGATTGTGGCTGAACGTATGGGATTAGTATCTCACAATTTAGGAGAAAGTGGATGTGATAACTATACTATATTCGATACATTAATAAATAACTTAGATAGTATTTCAGATAACGATATTGTGGTGATTGGGTGGACTATACCAATTAGAGGTAGGATTGCCAATTTGGATATAAACGAATGGATTACGATAGTTCCACACGGAGAACCAAATTTAAAATGTATATCCAATAATTCAATATGGGAATTAGTATCATTAAGAGATTCAGAATTATACATCGATGAAGTATTGGGTTGGCAAAAGCTGATTAGAAGAGCACTATCCAATAATAAGGTAGTATTCTGGTCTTACTTCGGAGAATTTTCAAATAAAGGTATAGTGGATTATAAATATTGGTTAGGTAAAACTGATATCCTTTCTATAAAAAGTGAAACTAAGGGATTTGTTCCCAATAGTCATTTTGGCGAAATGGGTAATGTGGTGATATCGGATGTTATTTTTAATGAAATTAATAAGGATTAAATTTGGAAATGTAAATAATTATTCTTATATTGTAAGTTATGAATGTTAGTGTTTTGAATAAGTTAGAAAAAGGTTGGATATCATTGGATTGGTCTATATACTTAGTCAGAATGAATCTAACTTCAAAGCAATTATCTGAATTAGTTGATAAGTTGGATAATTGGAAATCTAATAAATCTTGCAAAAGTATAATATTAGTAAAGTATAAAGTATTACCGGCGTATATTATATTAAATCGAATCGACTTTAAAAAATTAGGGAAGTATTTGATGGATACAATGGTAAAGAGAGAAATGTATGAAGAATGCGCTCGTTTACAATTAATGATGGATAAATTATGAAAAATGTTGTTATAGTTGGCGGAGGTACAGCCGGTTGGTTAACCGCCTTAGTAGTAAATAAATTTTGGAAAGATACTAATGTTACTCTAATAGAGAGTTCTAAGATTGGTGTATTGGGAGCGGGTGAGGGTGGTACTCCCAACTTTGGAAGAATGTTGAGTCTATTGGATATAAATCATAAAGAATTTTTTGAAAAAACAAATTCAACTGTAAAAGGTGGAATACATTTATTTAATTGGACGGGTAATAATGAATTATCCAAACATTTATTTGTTGGAGAAGAGCCAAATAGATTTACCAAAAACTATGCATATCATTTTGATGCAAGGTTGGTAGCTGAATACTTTAAGAACGTTTCTATTAGTAGAGGAGTTAATTGGATTGATGGTGAAGTTGATACAATTAACAATATTGAAGATACAATTAAATCCATTTCGTTAAAAGATAATACTGTAATTGATTTGGATTTTATATTTGATTGTAGCGGATTCAGACGTATATTAATCGATGGTGTACATTCCGATGAATGGGTTGGATATGAAAAATATCTAATGATGAATAAAGCATTCACATTCTTTTTACCACAATTCGATAAAAATATTGGCTATTCAAACACATATACTCATATGGTTTCGATGAATTGTGGTTGGATGTTCCAAATACCATTACAACATAGATGGGGATGTGGATATGTTCATAATGATAATTATATCACAATAGATGAGGCTAAGAAAGAAGTGGAAAATTATTTAGGATATGAGGTAACTATACAAAAAACATTTGATTTTAAACCTGGTACCCACAAAAGAAGTTGGATTGGTAATTCAATATCAATTGGATTATCTTATGGATTTATAGAACCATTAGAAGCAACTTCATTAATGTCTACCATTATGCAACTAAAAAGATTGATTGATATAGATTTTAATGAAGAAGCTAAAGATAGGTACAATGATTGGTGTTATCAAATAAATGAACAAAATTTAAACTTTATAAGATACCACTATCTATGCGAAAGAGATGATACTGATTTTTGGAAAGATTGTACATCCATGCCGTTGCCTGATAAATTGTATAAAATCTTAGATAAGAATAATTCGTTAATTCCAAAAAGTGATTCACAATTGTTGGATATGTTGGAGTTGAAGGAATCTTCTGTCAATGAATTAACATTTTGTGTAAATAACTATTCTACAATTTTTATGAAAAATAAAAAACATAAAAACAAACTAATATAATATGGAAAAAATAGTATTCGATGATGATACCTTTATTTGGAAAACAAAATTAAATCTTACCTCATTTAAAGATGAAATATTAGGTTTATGTAATGAGGTAGTTAATAGTTCCGATGAATTTAATTTTGATGCATTTCCTTATTCCAGAATACAAGATGATGTAAATTTCTTAGGTAATATTGTTATTAAAACTAAATTAGATGAAATTGCTCAATTATCTATAAACTATTGCAAACAAATACATGATGATAAAGGTATAGATATTAATATGGTAGAAACCGATGCATGGGTTAATATCGTAAGAGCTGATAATCCAGTGCAACCAAATTTTAAAGAAGGACATGAGAAATACCATATACATACTGAAATAAACAAAGCTAATAAAGCATTTGTACCATCTTACACTTATGTATATTATGTTCAAATGCCTGATAATATAACAGGCGATGATGCGGTTTTATATTTTAAAAGTAAAAATGGTAATGAGTATTCGGTTTTACCAAATGAAGATGAATTAATAATTATGGAAGCAGATGTTCCACATGCACCAAATTCTTCACCAAATTCTACTAAAGATAGAATTGTATTTGCAGGAAATGTTGGATTTAATTACATTAAAAAAGAAAAATCTCTAATATAATAATAATATGTTTATAAAGTATTTTGAAAATTTTTTAACAAAAGATGAATGTAATTCTATAATAGATATGGGTGAATCTATTGAATTAATGGAAATGAAGTCATCATATATAGTTAATGGTAAATTGGTTGGAGAAAATGTAAAATGGGATGGTAATAAAAGAGTAGGAGGATATTTTATTAATGAATTATTAGAAACACAATTAATCAAAGAAGTATCTAAAAAAATAATTAATCTTTCAAATGAGTTAAATCCCTTTAATGGTGTAACTTATACATCTATTCCAAAATATTCGTTTAATAGATATGGTGTAGGTGATTTTTTAGATTGGCATTCGGATAGTCACGAAATATTGAATGGTGCAACTATAACCTATGTTATCCAACTCAATGATGAATATGATGGTGGTAATGTAAAATATATAATAAATGATGTTGAGTATTCGGTTAATAAAAAGCAAGGTAGTATTTTTGTATTTGATTCAAATATAACACATTCAGTAGATACAGTATTGAGTGGTGTACGATACTCGATAAATGTTTGGCCATCCAAAATAGTTAAAAAATCTTTAATATAATGTTAGTAGATAATAAATTTATATATCTAAGCCTACCAAGATGCGCATCGACTGCATTTCATTATTCTTGTATTGTATCCGATTTAAATGTTAAAACCTACACCAATACGTTGATACCACTAAATGATAATGTTGATTTTAAATCGATTGATAAATCTAATTTAATGAATCACATTTATCATGGACATGAATCGATTATTGATTTACAATCTAAATTTGGCATAAATTATCCCGTAATCGCGGTAAAGAGGGATAGGCATGAAAGATTTTATTCACTATATAAACATATTTTGTTTGATTTAAAAAGAAGCGGCTATCCTAAAATTTATGATGCATTTTCTAAACTTACATTGGATGAGTTATTTTTTTTTACTAAAAATGATATAATTAATAAAAAGCAAAGATGGGATGTAATATGTAGATATTTAATTGATTTGAAATTAATAGATAAAAAAGTAGATATTATAAATTGGGAGCAAACTATATTTGGATATGCTATAAATATGATTGATATATTACTGACACCTATATCATATTGGACAAATAATGATTCAAATATTATTTGGTTCGATTTTACTAAAATGAATGAGTTAGAAAGTTGGGTTTCCGAAAAAGTAAATAAACCTTTTAAATTAGAATCAGCAAATTCTAGTAAACATATTGAATGTAATGTTATATTGGATGATGTATTTATAAACAAATACAATGATATCTATGATTATTACGATTTACCAAAATCAATTAATACCTTAATATAATAATGATTAACTATAAAGAAATATTTGAAGCGTGGAAGATATCGTTTAAACCCACACCTAAGCAAGAAGAATTAGCTATAAAACGATTAAAGGTTTGTTTGGGATGTAATTATAGGCAAGAAATATTAAAAGGAGTAAACTGGTCGGCAATATGTGGTGATTGTGGTTGCCCATTGAACAAAAAAGTATTTTCACCTATGTTCAATCCATGTACTCAAAAAAAATGGAAAGATGTAGATTCATTATATATGGATATTGTAAATGATAAAGATAATAAAACGATTATTTAAATAGTCATATATTTATAAGTGTAAAAAATAAATAAATAAAAAATTCATATGAAAGCAACCATTATAGGTAGTGATTTATTGCAAAAAGGAAATGATGTACAATTTTTGGAAATAAACACAAATACGACCATTTATAATAGTGGAGCCGAAATGTTAGATTATACCGCATTATTTGAAATGTTGGTATCTAATAATATATCGGAGTTTCACTTTATTTGGACAGAAGTAACAGCATATACTCCATTAGAAGAGTCCTTCCGATTTAAGGAATTATTGGAAGAAAAATGTATTGAAAACGATATATCTTTTACAGATTACGTTGTTCCAATGAATTCTATAACTGTGCCTTTTATAGAAGATGCCTCTCATAAATTTATTCTAAGACAGTCATATGATACAACTGCACTAATAGATGAAACATATTGTGCTGATAAATTTGAGTTTTTTAATTTAATGAGTGGTTCTCAATATACTCCATCTACATATTTTAGTGGTAGTACATTACAATTAAATGAATTTAATAGTTTAGATACATCCAATCCAAATGTACCAAATACGTTAATCAAAGCTAAATCGCCAACATATGATTTAGATATGTATCCTGCGTTATACACACTTAGTGATATTTCGGAGTTAACGGATTTAAAAAATGAATTGGGTTCTGATTATTTAGTACAGGAATTTATTTATTCAGACGATAACATTGTAGATGATAGATATTCAATCATTCGTAGTATAGATATTATATATGGTTCAGAGTTAGATGTTATAAACTTAGGAGGATATAAGCAGAGTACAATAATTCCAATGAATTTTACTGAAGATGAGTTTGTATCTGGCACAAAGAGATTAAATCAAAAAAGTAGAATAAAGTATATATCTAAACCGATTAGTCGATTTATGGGAGTAGATTATCATACTGATGATGATTCTGTTATTTTGGATTATACAGGTTCATTGGTAGATGTTGATACCATACAATTGGGAGATTATATAAAATCGGTAAACTTCCAAGATATACACGGAAATAATGCAGCTGCATTAGACCAAACTCTTTTAGAAACATATGGTTGGGAAGCTACTTTACCGGAAATAAATGAAACACTAACGCCCGAATCATCTAGTTTAGTAAATGTAGTTTCGGCATCTGTTGATACCATCTACATACGAATTACATTAGAAGATGGTAAAAGTTGGGTAGATTCACCTTCTTGTACATATTTCATAGAAGAAAATGATTCAACTAAGACCCGTTTTGAAAAAGTAAATAATATGGTAGTAGGTGATAAATTGGTTGTAACGGATTCATTGACAAACGAATTAACTACAATAGTAATTACATCATTGGAAATGGAACATGCACAAAAAACCATTTATAATTTAGATTTCGAACCATCGGATTTATTCTTAGTAGATGTAGGTGATGGATTATTTAGTGTGATGCACAACTCGTGTTGGTGTCCTTGGAACTATTGTGGGTATTTTTGTAACTACTACGGATGCCCAACCTGCGGTGGTGGTGGTTTTGAAAAAGTATAATTAAAAATAATTAAAAATATATAAAATGGCAAATAACCTTAGAGTACATAGACCAGCATCAGTAATTAAAGCAAACATTACTCCAATTTCAAATGAATTGAAATCAAAAGTATCAGTAGCATTTAGTGAAATTGTAAGCAAAATTAAAGCTAAACATTTGAATTAATGGCATCATCCAGATTACATCAATTAATGATAGTTGATAGTATCGTGGGTGATGAAATTGGAAATATATTATTATCAAAAATAGAAATAGATTATGGTAATGATATTAAAAAACATAGTGATTTTACATTAAGAAATATTGTTCACGATGTTTCCAATTACATCGAAATAGTATTAAATTCCGATTGGAATATTTTAAATAAAATTACCATACAAGAGATACAACAACTATGGGATGAATATATTACAAATTATCGTAATAATTATTCATCCCATAATTATATCGAAACTAATACAATTTTATTAGATAGTAGAGTTGATGGTATTGGATATTATTGGGTTGATTTAAATACTCGTTATTCAATTGAAATGATTGTCAGAATGGAAAATTGTGGTAGATGTAATTATGGTAATACTTTAATAGAATTACGAGAAACCACAAAAGATTCAAGTAAATCCCACGTCGTTATTGTATATAATATAGCATCCGGTTTAATAAGACAAATCAAAGGTAAAAACGATATAATACCATCCAAAGAATATTGGGATGAAATATTTAATTTCTATATGAATAGTCCATATTATATAGCTGGGCACGAATATACACAAAAAGAAGGGTTAGATTTTAAACCTGAAATGTTTAGTAAAGAGAAATATCAATTAGTTAAATCTAAAATTATAAATAAAATATTTTAAAAATAACTAGATATTATGAATTATACTATAAACAATAATTTTTGTGATAAAACTGAAGCTAATTCTATAATTGATTTTTGTATCAAATATGGCGAACCCTTTTCATATCAACCAAACGAAGTCTGGGATTGTAGAAGAATATATGATGAATCATTTAAAACAAAAATATTAAATAAATTAATCAATTATTACAAAAATGGTGAATTCAAATTATGGTTTGATTATAATCATTTTAATGTAAAAAATTTTAATATTAGTTTAACTTCGTATTATGATGGTAGATTTTTAAACTTACATAAAGATAAAGTAAGTGAGCTAACTACTGTTATAGTTTTATCAGATGGGTTTGATGGTGGTCAATTTGCAATATCTGATAATATTAATCCATCTATTAATTTTGAAAACTTAAATGGTATTAAGACCTTCGATTTAAAATTGGGAGATTCCATATCTTTCAATGGCTCCAACGTATATCACGGAGTTTTACCGGTGACTAAAAATATACGATATGCATTAAATATTTGGATGACAGAATCAGACTACGATTATCCACCAACTAAAATTAATAAAACATTGATATGAGAGTTGCAATATTGACAAGCGCAAGAAGTGGCTCTACTAGCTTATATCATCTAATAGAAGCTCATCTAAACAAAAAAAATCACATTTGTATATCAGAACCATTTAACAATTATTGGAGAGAAAAGATAAATATACAAACGTATGATATAGATTTTTTTGAAAATAAAGAAGATGTTTTTATTAAAACATTTGTTAGTAAATCTCAAAAGCCAAATAGTTTGTTAGATAATGAAGATGGATATTGGAATTGGTTTTTTAATTACTTTGAAAAAGTAATTTTATTAGATAGATTGGATAAGGATTTACAAAGTGAAAGTCTAGCATATCATATGAAAAAAGATGATATTCATAGTTGGCAGAAAAAGCAAATTTATGATTTATCAATAACTACATCGGAAGAAATACAAAATAGTAAAAATATACTATTAAATGAATCCAATATGATGCACGAATTTTCTAAAAAAGGCTACCCCTTATATTATTTTGAAGATATTTTTATCAAAAAAGATAAAGGTAAAATCATTGATATTTTTAAATATTTGGATATAAATTTGAACGAATCGATATATAATGATTATGTATATTCGGATGCGTGTAAAATTAGATTGAATATTGGAGAAACTAAATTTAAAAGTATAATATAGAAATCTAATATATTATATTTGGTATTGTCACAAATTTTTACTATATTTGTGACTATGATAATAGTACCCGAAACACCCATAACAGACATTAGTTTCCAAAAATGGAACAATTGTATTAGAATTGATTTAAAAGATGAAGAATTGGATGAATCATTCCACTACTATGTAATCCCATTATTAAATGTAAGCCAAGAAGAATTAGAAGAATCACTCGATAGTATTCCCGCATTGTGGTCATCCGAATCAAATGAGTTCGAATCTGAAGAGGGAGTTACCCTATATACTATGCGTTTATTCGATGAAGATATGCCAGAATTGACTACTGAAGAGGAGGTTGAAATACTTTATAAAATTTTAACAAAAAAAGACCTCTATTAATTTGGAAATTTGAAAAAAATTTTGTATATTTGAGGTATCTTTTTATTATTACTATAAAGCAGACAGCACATAAGCACTAAAAGATTAAATAAAACTTAAATAAATAAAAAATGAAACAAAAGACAGAAAAAGAACTGAAAGATAATTACGAGAGGTTTATTGCTATTATCAAAAAGTATTTTACAGGAGACAGATTAGAAAAACTTCTTTTTATGTATTCTGAAAATGAGTTAGGAGTAAATCTTGCAATAGCACCAGCAAGTGGTAATGTAGGTTATCATAATTGCTATACAGGTGGATACATTGACCATATTTTTAATGTTTGTAAAAACTCTCTTAGAGTAAAAGAATTATTTATTAGTTTAGGAGGTAAAGTAGATTTTACAGATGAAGAATTAATATTTTGTGCATTACATCACGATTTAGGTAAATTAGGTTCTAAAGGTAAACCATATTATATAATAAATCCATCAGATTGGCACGTTAAGAATCAGGGTAAAGTATTTACACCAAACCCAGAATTATCACATATGACTCATACTGATAGAACTATGTTTTTATTACAGCAATATAATATTCAGGTTACCGAAGCAGAATATTTTGGTATGAAATTAACCGATGGGTTATATGATGAAGATAATGCCAAATATTTAAAAGTATTTGATATCAGTAAGAGAATGAAATACAAAATTCCTTATATCATGCATTGGGCAGACCATATGAGTACCGTTATAGAATCGCAAGATAATGATTTATAATGACAATTTGTCAAAATATATTTAAAAAGTATGACTAATCGTCATACTTTTTTTATTGGTATAAAAGTTGTAATATATAACTTATATTTTTTAAACTAAAACAAAACTATTATGCATTCAACGAATTTAAATCACTTAATTGACAGGTTATTCGATACTCAATTACCTTCAACGTATTCATCTACAAAATATACATCAACTATTACGGATTACGATGTAAAGCAATCGGAAGATGGTAAACAACAATTAACATTAAGCGTTTTAGGACACGATGTTAAGAATATCAAATTAGATGTTACCGAAGATACGGTAACAATTAAAGCAAAAAAAGAAGAAGGAAGCTCTACGTTAGTTGAAGATATCGATGCTACATTTAGTGTAGGTAAAGATTACGATGGAACTAAAACTGAAGCTAAATTTTCCAATGGGTTACTTATTTTAACAATTGATAAGAAAGAAGAAAGGAAGAGTAAATCTATCCAAATTAAAGTTGGATAATTCGATTTTTTATCGTATCTTTGAAGGGTGGTAGCGTGTAGTTATCACCTTTTTTTATTTAAAAATACTTATTAGTATGATATACAACGAGAAAATACAAATGTTATTAGAATCTTTAGATGGAAAATTAAGGATTTTACAAAACGGAATTACGGGTGCACAACACATGTCACCATCTGAAGCTCACACTACATTAGAAGATGCTAGAAAGATAGTGGAACGTATCTCCGAATTGACGAGAATAAATAGATAATATGAATTGGCTTAAATTTTTAGTCGGATTATCTGCACTAATTATCGCCGGATGTGCAGCATATTTCTCCGTAACAGGCTTAGGCGTTCTATTCGCAGGCGCATCTATATCTGTAATGGTGATGGCTAGTTCTTTGGAATTGGCTAAATTAGTTGCGGCAACATATCTTAAACAAAAATGGGATGAATTGCAGGGATTTAACAAATGGTATTTAACTATTTCAGTTGGAGTACTTATGTTAATTACTTCGGCAGGAATTTTTGGGTATCTATCAAATGCTTTCCAAGCACAATCTCTTCAATTACAACAAGTAGATAGAGAAATAGCCGTTCATCAAACAAAAATTGAGCAAAATACGGCTCAAATTACCCAACTTTCTACTCAAATTACCGAATTCAACGCCAATCAGGGTAAAATATTAGATGGTGGCAAGGTAAACTCTCGTCTTATTCGTTCAATCGATAATAGAGATAAGCAAATTGCCAAAATTAATGATAAAATTTCCAATTTACAAACTGAAAATGCTCAGGAAACCGAAAAAATCAATCAAATTAAGATTTCTAATTTAGATTTAGAAAAAGAAGTTGGTGGATTCCGTTTTGTTGCCGAAGCATTTGGTATGGAATTGAAAAATGTTGTAAAATTCTTCATATTTTTGATTGTAATCGTATTTGACCCGTTAGCAGTAGCGTTAATTATCGCTTTTAATGGTTTAGTTTCAGATAAAAAGAAACAACAAAGAGAGATTTTAACCGAAATGATGGAAAATGATGAAAAATTAGGTTTATACGAGGTATATGGTGATACCAAAGAAGATATAGTGGAAAATATTCCACAAAATATTGAAGATAATGGAAAAAATTTACCAATTGAAGAAGAAAATGAAATTATAGTGGAAAATACTCCACAAGAAGAAGAATCTATCCCTACTCTAAAATGGGAAGAATTTATGCATCCCGAATACCCTTGGGATAATAAAAAACTTTGGATTAATAACCCAAAAGCGGTTCAATATTGGTTAAACACCAAAGGAGGTTCGGTTCGTGAACTCAACAAAATCAAAAACGATACGGACAACATAAAAACATATTAAAATATTTGGTTTTTTCATAATTTTTGTTTATATTTGTTAAATAACATTTAAACTTTAAAATATGAATTTAGGTTACGCTTGTATTAATATGTCAATGGGTAAAAAAGTTACCACAAATCGTACTATGGTTAAACGCACTTTCAATGAGAAGGGTTTGGATTATGTATCCGAACTTGCATTACTCAACGCAAAGGATGTTATTCGAATATTGGAATGGAATAGATTAAATAATATATATTTCTTTCGATTATCATCTGCTCTTATTCCTTGGGGCGATAATATTGATATTACTCAATTAAAAGATTACAACGCAATTAAATTCGAATTGAAGAAAGCCGGTGATTACGCTAAACTTCATAATATTCGTATTACATCACATCCCGGCCCATTCAACGTATTAGTTTCACCAAGCGAATCGGTAGTTCTTAAAACTATCGCTGATTTAGAATTGCATGGTAAAGTGTTTGATATGATGGGATTATCTCAAACTCCATACAATAAGATTAATATCCATTGTAATGGTGTTTACGGAGATAAAAAATCTGCATTGGATAGATTCATCAAAAACTTCCAAAGACTCTCTAAATCGGTTCAAAATCGATTAACAATAGAGAATGATGATAAAGCATCTATGTACTCTGTTAAGGATTTAATGTATGTACATAATGCAATTGGTATTCCTATTGTATTCGATTATCATCACCACACATTTTGTACAGGCGATTTAACCGAACAACAGGCATTAGCACTCGCAGTATCGACTTGGCCTAAAGATATTACGCCGGTAGTACATTATTCGGAATCGAAAGCATTGCACGAAAATAACGCAAAAGAAAAACCACAAGCTCACTCATTATACATTAATTCACTTCCTAATACATACGGATTGAATGTAGATATAATGGTTGAAGCCAAAGCTAAAGAATTAGCTATATTACCTTATTTAAAAAACAAAATCAATGAAAAGAAAGTACGCAATGTTCATCGGGAGATGGCAGAATTGGCATAGTGGACATGAATGGTTAATTAACCAACAATTGGAAAAAGGAAATGATGTTTGGGTAGCAATTAGAGATGTACCTGAAGATGAGAATAATCCAAAATCAGCACATAAAGTTATGTTAGATTTAATGGAAGAACCATTTTTCCAAAATAACTTTGATAAGATTTTATTATCAATTATTCCCGATATCGAATCGGTAAACTATGGTAGAGGTGTAGGTTATGATGTAATCTATCACGAACCACCAACTGAAATTGCTACAATTAGTGGAACTGCTATTAGAACGGGCCATATGAAATCGGATGGAACTATCACTTATGATAAAAGCAAAGGATAATGGTAGTAGAACGTAAAAGACACATAGCTAAAACCATTTCATATCGTATTGTAAGTACCTTAATTGGATTCTTATTAATGTGGTTAATTAGTGGTTCAGTTAAAGTTGGAGCCGCTTTTGGGATAGCAGAATTAGTTTACAAACCCATCCAATATTATCTTCACGAAAGAGTATGGTATAAATGGATTAAATATGGATTAAAAATCGAACAAAATGGAAAATCAGCAAGGAAAAACAAACAAACAAATTAAATATTCAGAAGATGTATCATTTTACTCTTTAATAGGATTGGTGATAACATTATTGATTACAATATTAATAAAATAAAATATGAAACTAATCGTTGACAAACAAAAAAATGGATTAACTAACCCTGAATTTACAAAATACTTAAAAAATCGAGTAGAAAAATCCGAATTAACTCAATTTGAGGCAGATATACTAAGAGATACCCTATTTGCCGCATTAAAGGGAATGGGTGGCGTTGGATTATCTGCAAACCAAATTGGAGTTAATAAAAGAGCTTGTGTTATTAAATTTAATGATACTGAATTATTTTTATTAAATCCAATCATAACAGAGCGTTCTAAAGATGGATTCATATTCTATGAAGGATGTCTTTCAATTCCCGATTCAATAAAAAAGCCAATAAGAACAATTCGTTCCAACTATGTTGTAGTTCAAACTGATAATTTAGGTGAACTTAGATTTGAGATTAATCCAGAGGAAGATAGAGTAGGAGATGCGGTATCTGAAGATACTATGAAAACAGTTATCGTTCAGCATGAAATTGACCACTTAGATGGAATCACAATTAAAGATAGAGTCTATTCAACAACTGTTGTTAAAAAGCAAGAGTATGGTAGAAATGATAAAGTTATAATGAAATCGCCAGATGGGGAACTAATTGAGGTCAAAGTTAAAAAAGCAAACAATTATTTTTTACAAGGATACGAAATAGTATAATATGGAAATAGTAATAATTTTTTTAGTTGTGTTATTATGTGCAGCTGGATATACAATATTTAATATTCTAAATAAATTGGAAAAATATGAAGATTTTTTAGAAGAGGAATTACAAAGAAACGAAGCATTGCTGGAAGCATTAAGAGAAATTGATTCTCGTGAAATGTTTGAGAAGGATGATGAAGTAGGTTCTATATTTTATCAAATAAAAGAAACTATCGAAAGATTCAAACAATTTAATTAAAAATGCCAAGAAAAGCCAAAAGTAAACAATACTTCACAAAAGATACCGAAGATGCAATTGTAGAGTACAACTCAACAGAAGACCAACGTATTAAAGACAAAATTTATAAAGATAGAATTAAACCTGCGTTTGACAAACTTGCAGAAATAGTTTATAATAAATGGAAATTTACATATTTCGATGATGACCCACAAGATGTAATGTGTGAGGTTGTTGCATTTATGATTGAAAAAATTCATATGTATAAAGCCGGAAAAGGTAAAGCATTTAGTTATTTCACCATTGTAGCCCGAAACTATCTTATTTTAAACAATAATTCAAATTATAAGAGATATAAAAATACCGATGTAATGTCGTCTTTGCCAGATAATTGGGATACCGAAAACAATTGGGCAGAGGAAGTTCGTAATGATGAATATAGAACATTCAATGATAGAATGTTATTGTATTGGGATACACATTTGGAAAACTATTTTCAAAAGAAAAGAGATATTCAGATAGCAGATGCGGTATTGGAATTATTTAGAAGAGCAAATTATATCGAAAGTTTCAACAAAAAATCATTATATCTACTTATTAGAGAAATGACAGGTTACCCAACTCATTATATAACAAAGGTTGTTAATAAAATGAAAGAAAAACAAATGGCTCTTTATAATGAATTTGATAAAGTGGGTGACATAAAAATTTAATATTATGATATCATTAGGTATTTCCGCATTTTACCACGATTCTGCGGTATGTTTATTTGAAGATGGGAAAGTTATATCGGCAATAGAAGAAGAGAAGTTATCAGGCATAAAGCATGATAACTCTTTTCCATTACAAGCGATAAAATGGGTTTTGAGTAACTCTAATAAAACTATATCAGATGTAGATACTATATGCTGGTATGAAGAACCAAGTTTAAAATACGATAGAGTAAAGAATACTTTAGGTAAGTATTGGTGGAAGAATAGAAAGACTTGGAAAAAATTCAAAGAAGAATTCGAATCAACCGAAGGTAATTTAAAAGATTATTTATCTAAGACAATAAATTTTAATGGTAATATACAATATGTAAAACATCATTATTCTCATTTAGCTTTTTCATATTACACTTCTCCATTTCACGACGCAGTTGGTATATCAATAGATGGTGTGGGTGAATGGGATACTGCATTAGCAGTTAGATGTAAAGATAATACATTTGAAGAAATAAATTCAATGAAATTTCCAAACTCATTGGGATTAGTATATTCTACAATTACTGCGTATTTAGGATTCAAACCAAACAATGGTGAGTACAAAGTAATGGGGTTAGCACCATATGGCGACCCATCAAGATATAAACATATTTTTGATAAAATATTTAGATTCAATAAAAAAGGAGTAATAGAAATAAATCAAAAGTATTTTACTTGGCAATATTCTAATACCGATATGTACACATATGATTTAGTAAAATTAATTGGTATAGAACCAAGAGAAGCTGAATCAAATATAGAACAGCATCATATGGATTTAGCCGCATCTTTACAAAAGTGGTATGAAAGTTGTTTTTATTTCTTTGTTAATAATTGTATGCAAAATGCCGACACTGCTAATTTAGTATTGGGTGGTGGTTCTGCTTATAATGGTACTGCTAATGGTAAAATAAAAAAACATACAGCCGTTACGGAGTTATGGATTCCATTTGCACCATCTGATGCCGGTTCGGCAATTGGAGCATGCTTATATCATTGGCATAACATATTGGGTAACCCTAAAGTAATAGGAGGTGATAATATTTCTCCATATTTAGGACCTGAATGGGATAATAAAGAATTGATGGAAATCATATTAAAAGAACGAAAGAGTAATGTTACTAAATATGATAGTATTAAAATGCTTTGTAAGGATGTAGCAAACCTTATAAACGAAGGTAATATTATTGGTTGGTTTCAGGGCAGAACTGAATTTGGTGCAAGAGCATTGGGTAATCGTTCTATATTAGGTAATCCACATCTTTCAGATATTAGAGATAGAATTAATAAGGTTGTCAAAAAAAGAGAAATGTTTAGACCATTTGCTCCATCGGTAACATTTGAAGATTATGATAAGTATTTTTCATCGGAAGGTGAAGTACCATATATGAATCAAGTTGTTAAAGTGACCGAATATAAATCAATTCCATCGGTAACTCACGTTGATAAATCAGCAAGAATACAAACCGTTAGAAAAGAGATGAATCCTTTATATTACGACTTATTAAAAGAATTTGAAAAAGTGAGTGGTACACCAATACTTTTAAATACTTCATTTAATTTAAGAGGACACACAATGACAAATGACCCTAAAAAAGCAATTTGGACTTTTTATAATTGTGACATGGATTATTTGGTATTGGGTAATTATTTGATAAGTAAATAATTATTAGTATATAAACAAACAATATGAGCGCAGAATTTAAATTATTTGATGGTAAAAACTTATCATCATTATTCAAAGATATATACGATAATCAGCAAGTAAAAAAGAAGAACATTTCTGAAATGATTGAATCTCTTCGTAAATTGATTAAGAATGTTGGTGAAGCAACTGTTCTTGCTCCAATTATACGAGATTTGATTGATACATCAGTTAAAAATGATGACCATTTAATTAAACTTGCAACAATTGCACAAAGATTGGCATCTGCTGAAGCTAAGGGTATTGGCGAAGATGGCTGGTTAAGTGAAAGTGAAAAGAGTCAATTATTAACTGATTTAGAAGATACAGTTAATGAACTTGATAAAAAGAACGAAGAGAAAATAGTTGATATTCAAATAGAATTAGATGAATTAAAATCTAAAATATAATGGATAATATAAAATCGTATTTAGTAACAGTAGATAAAGTATTTCCGATAGATGTTGAATTTAATCCACATGAATCCGGCGAAGATGCTGATTTTATATCCGTCTATAATAAAAACAAAGATTTTTCTGATAAAGATGCTAGACTATATGGTGCTATAACATTTATATATCCGGATATGACTACTGAATATTATGCGTATCCATTCGATAAGAATAATTTTACAATGCCAATTAAAGGAGAAACTGTATTGGTGTTAGAAATAGATAAATCTAATATATTTTGGTTACCATATTCGGTAACACCATATTCTAATTATAGAAGAGATTATGTTACATACAAACAATTAAGTCCTACCGATAATACAAAACCACAATCTTCAAATGAAGGTGGTAAAACTCTTAGAGAAACTAAGGATTCGGGAGGAACAACAAATGCACCCAATGTAGATACATCCAAATCGAATTATAAAGTAAATGAAAAAATAAAATTCTTAAAACCAAAGCAAGGAGATACAATCATTTCTGGTAGAGTTGGTAATACATTGCGTTTTAGTGAATTTCATTTAACCGAAGATGGTAAGACTTCATCTCCATCTATATTCATTCGCAACAAACAAAACCCAGAATTGGATTCCAAAAAAATCGGTGAGTTAGTAGAAGAAGATATCAACAAAGATGGTACATCTATTTATATAACTTCAAATAAAGTTAAAGTTCCATTTAACGAAGAGGTTAAGAAAGAAAAGAAAGCATTTAAAGATTATCCAAATTCTAAAGATTTAAGTGGAGACCAATTATTTGTAAATTCCGATAGAATCATATTATCAGCAAAAGCAAAAGAATTTATTATTTTTGGTAAAGGTAATACAGGTATAATAACCGATGGACAATATTCAGTAGATGCCGAAAAGGATATCCATTTACATACGAATAAAAATATAACTATTCAATCCGCTGGCTCAAATCAAATATTTTTAAATTCAGAAAATGGTAAAATATTTTTAGGTAAAAATAAAGGAGAAGGTGCAGCTGGAGCAGATGTACAAAAAATGGTATTAGGTGGTGAGTTAGTTAAATTAATGGGAGAACTCATAGATGAAATAACAAAGCAAATATATGCAACGCCAGTTGGACCAACTGCAGCCGGGCCTGTAAATGTTGCGGCATTTAAAGCAATAAAGGGAAAGCTAAATACACTATTATCTGCTAAAAATTATTTAAGTAAATCATAATGTCTTGGACACTATTCAAAGTAAATGTTTTAAAGTCTATGGTATCCTTTCAATTTTCAAAGGATATGGATTCATTTGCTGATTTCTATGCAAACGAATATGATAGATGTATAAAAAGAGGCGGTGATATGATATATGGTGTTCCTGTTATGAATGGGAATGTTAGTGGTATGGCTGACGTGATTAAGAGAGCACTAAAGAAAGGACAAGATTCGGATGGTGAGAACTTCAATATATTACAAGAAATATATCCCGCTGCGTTTGATGCATATTGGTTGGGAGCAGAAATGGCTCCAATTCCAAATCCATTATTAAAACCATTAGGTTGGCAATCAACTCCACCTGCACCCGGTGCAATTATGAATATTGGACCAAATCCGATAATGTTAGCATCATCTGCGGCATTACATAAAGCCGAAGTAGAAGCTACAAAAGCATTGGAAGATAAGTTGAAATCGGTAACAATTAATATACCACCATTTGGTGAATTGAATGTTTATGAAACAATTCAAAAGATATTAAAAAAAGAACCCATTGATTCAAATATAATAAAACACCCAGCTATAAAAGCCGGAAAAAATATAATACAAAGAGTAAAAGAAGCAAAAAAGAAGAAACCATCAATCGGTTCTCAATTGAAAAAAGCTATTAAGTTTCCATTTCCAGAATTACCAAAGAAAAAGGAAATCATAGAAAAAGCTAAACAAAAGTTATTAGATACTGCGGTAGAAGAGCTGAAGAAGCAATTAATAGATGTAATAGAAGAAACTATACTTTCTCCAATTACATCAGCAATACAATTAGCGGTTTCGATATCAAATAGCATACCATCACCAAAACCAACTCCAGCTCAAATTAAAAAGTTTGTAAAGGATACAATAGATGGTGTTGTGCCTGATATAGATTTACCTGACATTTCTATACCAAAGATACCTACAAAGGAGGAATTTAAGAAAATGGTAGATGATGCTATACCAACTAAAGAAGAATTATTGGTAATGGCGTATGATTTAATTAAGGATAAAATACCACAAATTCCTAATATATTTTTCATACCACCAACAATTAAATTTAGTTTTCAAACAAATATAATGCTTAATCCATTTGTTAATGTAGCTAAAACACATTTGATGGGAGTTAGTGGAATAATGTCTGTTATGGCACAATACCCACCACCTGCACCACCTGCGCCAGCTATACTAAATTGGACTGGTTATAAAATCATAGGTTAATACATTAGTATTAAATTTATTCTTTCAATATTTATTATAAACATACACACAATTATTATGGATTCAAAATTATTAGTAGGTCTAATTAAGGAAGTTGTTAAAAACGAAGTTAAACAACAAGTTAAAGAAGAATTGGCTAAATTAATTAAATCTGGTGCAATTACATTGAACTCACAAAGAAAAACAACATCTCCAACATTAAGAGAAATGGCGGAGGTAAATACTACTGCTCCTGTCAGAAAGCAACCAGTATCAGTACAACAAAGAACACAACAACCTCAAAGGGAATTTTCAAAAGACCCTATGATTAATGAGATTTTAAACATGACTCAACCATTTACATCGGAACAACGTAAGGAAGGTGCTCAAGCGATTGGAAGTGTATTGGATATGATTAAGCCTGAATTGAGAGTTGATGAAAGCGAATGGGAAACTATGGATTTTAGAGATGTAAATGTACCAGCCGGTACACCAACTTTTGAATCAACGGGCGATGGATTACAAGATGCTACAATAAAAGCATTGACAAGAGATTATTCAGAATTAGTAAAGAGATTTAAATAATGGCAATAGAGCTTGGTAAAGTTAATGTAACCGATTTGGTTGATAACAACTATAAGGTATTGGGGATTGGGATAAATAGAAGTTCCGATTCGAATGGTATCTTTGCGGTAAACTATACTACCTTAGCTCAAGCTAAAGATAATTTAATCAATTTAATATTGACTAAAAAAGGAGAGAGATTGATGCAACCTGAATTTGGTTGTGATGTTTGGAAAGTGTTATTTGAACCAATGATGGATATTGAAATGGCATTGGAAAACTCAATAACAAGCGCAGTTTCTATTTGGTTACCATATTTAAATATCAATGAAATAATATTCGATTACGATGATAATGATACCGATAATAATCGTATAGCATTGGATATAAAATTTTCATTGGCATCTAATCCTAATTTAATGGAATCGGTACAAATAAATGTAAATAATTAATAATGGCAATAAACCCTATTAAAAAAACTTTTGGAACTAATAGAACTTTAAACTATTTGGGTAAGGATTTTGATTCTTTCAAAAAAAATCTTATCGATTATACTAAAACGTATTTTCCAAATGCATATTCTGATTTTAATGAATCATCTCCAGGTATGGTATTCATTGAACAGGCAGCAGCATTGGGAGATGTTCTTGCATTTTATCAGGATACTCAATTAAAAGAATCAATGTTGGCACATGCTACCGAACGTAAAAACGTTTTAGCATTAGCACAATCTATGGGGTATAAACCAAAAATTACATCTCCAGCCATTACAACGGTAACCATATATCAATTAGTTCCATCAAAAGGAGCACCTAATTATGAGCCGGATTCATCATATTATCTTAAAATAAAAGATGGTATGGAAATTGAATCATCTACAAATAGTTCGATAACATTTATAACAATTTCTGGAGTAGACTTTGCAAATGAAACAGATAGAGATATAGATGTATATGAGAGAGATACAAATGGTGTACCATTACAATATTTAATTAGTAAAAAAACAAAAGCCATTTCGGCAAGAGAAGTAACAACCACTCTTTCATTTGGTTCATATGAAGAATATCCTGTTACGAATTTGGATGATACGGATATTATACAAATAACAAATGTAACATCAACCGATGGTACAAAGTGGTATGAAGTTCCGTATTTAGGACAAGAAACTGTATTTGTAGAGCAACCCAATACTGATGCAAATGGTGGCGATTTAAACAATTCAGTATCAGTTCCATATATTTTAGAAGTTAAAAAAGTACCACATAGATTTTCTACAAAAGTAAATTCCGATAACACTATTTCATTACAATTTGGTAGTGGTGATGTTACTATGGATGATGAAACCATTTTGCCAAATCCTAAAAATGTAGGATTAGGATTAGCCAATTCCATAAATAGATTAAACCAAGGAATAGATGCATCTAACTTTTTAAAAACTAATACATTTGGAGTAGTACCAACTAACACAAATCTAATTGTAAAATATTTAGTGGGTGGTGGAGTAGCATCTAATGTAAACCAAGGTGATTTGGTTTCAATTCGTAAAATAGAATTTGAAGAAGATTTACTATCATTTAATACCGATGATGAACGTAATCTTTATAATACAATAAAAGGAACTCTTGCCGTTGAAAATTTAGAAGCAGCTGTTGGTGGAAGAGGTGCTGAATCGGTTGAAGAAATCAGACAAAATGCCTTAGCAATGTTTGGTTCTCAAAATAGAGCAGTAACTAAGCAAGATTATATGG